CCATTGTGAGGATAAGTTCAATTAACTTCATCTTATCTTCAAGTTGGTCAACAAGTTCTACGTCTCGAATGTTATACTCGACGAACTTCTGCCAATCCTTTTTATAGAAATCTGAAAATGAACCATATTCCTCATAGGATAATTTTTCTTTACCTAATTCTACTTTAGCAATATGATCTAACTTATAAGATTCTTGTGCATTATAAGTAAACTTTTTATACAAGTCCAAATAGTCTAGAATAGCAATACCTAATACTTCAAAAGAAATATTTTCTTTCTTTAATTTTAGAATACGCTTTTCGTTTACAACCTTCCAAGGTGATAATTTCTTTAAAGCATCTTCCCCTAAAATTTTAGTAATACGATTACACAGATAAGGAATATCGAAGAACTCCACATTCCAACCTGTAATGATGTGAGGATGATCTTCTGAAATATATTCTAAAAACTCTTTTAATAAATCCGTTTCGTCTTCGCAATAAACATAAGTATGATTTTCTGCTACAGGATTTGCTTTATTTAATCCGAATGTTACAAGTTGTTTTGTTACATAGTCTTGTACAGTTATTAACAAAACTTTTTCATTTGGATTCGAAACATCCGGGAATCCTAACTCTGCAGTTGTCTCGATATCCAATGACCATATCTTCATTTGAGACATATCGAATTCTATATCATCTTTAAATGCGGAGGATATATACTGATATCCATAATTTGTATTTCCATAAACAGGAAAGTTCTCAACTTCTTTGTACTGTTGGACATATTCCTTGGCTTCATTTATACTGCCAAACTCTATAGGAGCAAGATCTTGTCCATAGATTGATTTGAATTTGGATTCTTTAGGTGAATTAAAGTAGAGAGTTGGCTTAAAGGGAACTCTATCCTGTACTTTGTGGCCGTTATTTATCCCACGAACAAGGATACTGTTGCCATATTGATTTACGCTAGTATAAAACTTCATTAGAAAACCCTTAGATCATAAATATTAAGTAACATTATATTATAAAAACAAAGTTGTGTCAATATAATAAGGAGAATAAAATGGCCGAGACAATCAAACCTTTATCCAGAAGCGAAAAAGAAGCTCTAATAAAGGATAAAGCGGGGTGGGTAATTACTGTACTTGCAGCATTACTGGCAATCAATACTTTAATGGGCGGAAGTAATTCAAGTAAAGTTTTGAATAATACGATAGATGCGAATAATACATGGGCATTTTATCAAGCAAAAAGTATTAAAGGTACATTAGCCGAAATGGCATATGAAGATGCTGAAAGAGTACACGATAAAAAGAAAGCCGAAGCTTTAAAATCAAAAATACAAAGATATGAATCCGATCCCGTAACAGGAGAAGGTAAAAAAGAATTAATGGCCAAAGCACGTAAGCTGGAAGCAGATCGTGCTGTAGCAAAAAGTCGTAGTCCATGGTATACTTATGCAGGGTCATTGTTACAAATTGCGATTGTTCTATTAACAGCAAGTATATTAGCTGTTAATAATAGATTATACTGGGCAAGCCTAGGAGTAGGCGCTTTTGCTATGTTATTGATGAGCCAAGCTGTATGGTTATGGATTCCTTTAATGCTATAAATGGATCCATTAACACTATTTGCTCTTTGCAATGGTGCGGTAGCAGCGGTAAAAAAAGGATGTCAATTATATAAAGACATCAAAAGTGCTGCTGGTGATGTGAAAGGCGTACTTAAAGATCTTGATGATCAGTTCCATAAAAAGTATGAGGGGAAAGCCGCGCCCCCTGAAGCTAAAAAACAATTGGCAGAAGAAAAAGCTCGTGTTACTGAACTAAATAAACGCAGCGAAGAAACATCAAATCTTTATGCAGAAATCGGCGACTATCTTGGACAATACTATGACAACTATTTTAAATGTCTAGCAGTACTGGAAGACGAGGAAAAACGCAGTGCAACTGAAGTTTATACTGGCGGAGATAGTTTAGCAAAGCGCGCATTAAAAAGAGTTCTAATGCAAAAACAATTAGAACAAATGGGTAAAGAATTGCGCGAGCTAATGATATACCAAAGTCCTCCAGAACTAGGTGCTCTCTTTACTGAAGTAGAGGGTATGACTAGAAAATTGGGCGCACAACAAAAAATTCTGGTAACAAAAGAAATAGAAAAATCTAGACTTCGTAAACAAAGAATGACAGTATATCAGTTTGAAATAGCAATTGGTGTTTTTAGTATGATATTTGTATTTTTTACGATGATGATGTTTATGTATATTGCCCATGATGCAAAACGGAGATGGGATGATCTAGATGATAAACCCCATCAAAAAAGATTGGAAGCAGTTAGGCGACAAGAATGGTACGACCATAAGCGCAAATTACAAGAATATGAGGATTACCTATATTTAAAAAATTCTCAAAAGGAAAATGAAACCAACAACTAAAACCTTTTTAATAGTTGTGAGTTGTTTTGCCGGAATATTCATAGTCCCAGGAATTTTAGTATTATTACATAATTATATAAGCGCAATAATTTTTGCATCTGCAACTATTGCATGCTTTGCTTTGGTTGGTTATTATGCATATCAAGATTTATTACGAGTAATTAGACAACATGAAATAGAAGAAGAACAAATGCTACATAGATTTCATGGTAATAAAGAACTGCTTGCAAGGTACAAAGCATTTAGAAGGTATTTTGACGGCGACATTAATTTAAAAGAATTAGGAAACTGGATTGAAAAACATAGTATATTCAACAGTAAAAATTAATTTTAAAGAAGGGCATCATGCCAATAAAAAGCGCATCAAAATTATGGGTGTGGCTTGAAAAAGTAAATACAGTAAAATTTATGATGGGATCTTTACTGATTGCTACAATGGCAGCAGTAATAGCATTGACAATAGTTTGGTTTGTAACTGATCCAACTCGTTACTAAACAATGTTTAATAAAAAAACCTTACTTGGTCTTGCTGCATTTTCTGCGGCAGTTACTCCTTTGGTTTCAAATTTTGATTTTGATCTTAGAATGGCAGTAACATCTAAAGAAAGATCGTATGTAGTTGTAGAAACTGCATGCGATCTTACAAGTAAAAAATTCTCAGGTGGGTTTTTAGTATGCGATTATAAATGCAGGGATGGAGATAAGAGCCATGTAAATAGAACTTACTATAATAATTCTAGTTTTTGCCCTGCAACTATAACTGAACGAATAAGATTAACTAAAAGAAATTAATTCTGTACAATATTCAGTGATGCATGATTCGGAGACATTGCAGATTGCTCCGAAACTATTTGAATACCTGATCCGAAAATAGATTGGTATTGATTGTAAACAGAATCTTCTAATTCCGCTTCCCAAATAACTGCTCTTTCATCTACTGTAATAGTATGATCTTTAGCATAGCCTGCGTATGGGATCAATGCCATGGAATGTTGATCAGGCGTTGACTTAGATGAAATCAACATAACAGCACACGGGCGTGTTACTTCAATCTTTGTTTCTGAGTATTTTAATTGTCCGATGATTTCTTCACCAGTAACAAGTTTAAGTATTTTAATCATTTTATTTCCTATTATTTTGTTGGTAGGCATCCCAACCAGCCTGAAACCAATCTATACCAAAAGGATTATATAACTTTTCTAATTTGGTATCCATAAATGTTTTAGTCAATTCGGACGTCACTTCCAATTGTGTTTCTATTGCACTATGCAAGAATGCACCTTGTGTGTCTACATACTTTGTCCAAGACTTTTTAAGGTTAGGATTCTTTATGTATTTTTCAATAAACTGTTTCTTGCCATTTTGTATTGAGTCTATAGTTAGATTTACTGGATCTAGCATTTTATTTCCTTTGTTTTAAATGGGGCCGAAGCCCCATGGATTATAGTACACTAGATTCAGAATTTTCTGAAAGTAATTGTCTTTTATTTTTGGATGTCTTTACATCTGCCTCGGAATCTTTTACTTCAATTTTCTTTGGCTTCTTATGTTCAGGAATAATACGCTCCAAGAAAACTTTTAGCATGCCATTCATCATAGCTGCATCTTTTACTTCAACGGTATCTTCTAAAGCAAAAGTTCTTGTGAATGCGCGATTAGCAATTCCTTTAAATAAGAATGAGTCATCAGCATCTTCATTATGTACATTACCTTTGACAATCATCTTGCCATCAGCTAATTCAATTTCAATATCCTGTTTAGCAAAACCAGCAACAGCCAATTCGATAACGTAAGTGTTATCGCCTGTTTTCTTGATATTGTATGGAGGATAGTTTGGGATTGCCTTTGTTAGATCATCATGGATCTTTGATAGGCGATTGAATTGATCATCAAACCCTACAAAAAATCTATCAAAATCTTTAGGCAGGTTATTTAAAAAATATGTCATTGTGTGCTCCTTAA